TCGCTGGTGTGCCAATTTATCCTGATCCTTATTGCCCTGAAGGTACTGTTTACTTCCTGAACAGCAACTACCTGTCGCTCTACATCCATGAGCAGGGTTCGTTCGTGTTCACGGGCTTTGAATCGACCCTTCCGAACTGGCAGATTGGCTACGTTGGCGCAGTGCTGACAATTGCTGAATTGGTCAATACGAAGCCTAAGTCGATGACCAAGGTCACGGGCTACAACTCTTTGACACTGTAAAGGAGAAATAGTCATGGCTCTTGGCTTAAATAAAATTCTGGTAGCGGGTGCAGCCACTAACGCTGCGTCGGCTTACTTCCAGACTTACGCTGCTGGCAATGCAACCGTCGTTCTACCGGCGGGTACTTACTACATTGCGCCAACTGCAAACGTCACTATCGAACTAAACACCAATAGCACTGGTAACATTAGCAACGCTTCTTGGAGCGTTGTGGTTGCTAACAATACTGGTGGTCTGTTCATTGCTGACGGTACTAATGTTCGCGCAAATGTGTTGTCAGGTACTCCCACAATTACGCTCTTTACCGTAGATGGTGGAGAGAACGTAAGCGGCACTTACAACGTCTAAGGGGAGCGACATGGATGCTAACCATGTAGGTTCGTTATACCCCGATGGATTTGGTAATTTTGCTATTGCTCATGCGGTCAACGTCAGCGTTGGCTCAACTGGCAATGCGGTTGCTCAACTTCCCGTTGTGGGTGGCACTTCTTACATTGTTCGCAGGATCACTGTCGCTAGAGCAAATCAGAGCATTGCTGCTGCAAACGTGACAATTTTGACATCTAATGATGGCAATACGTCTAATGCAGTTAGCAATGCGACTGTTTTGAGTTCTGTAGATGGCACTACGAAGTGGCAAGATTTGACGCTTTCCACTGCTGCGTTGTCTACGTCTTACTCTGCTCGTTCACTGTTTGTACGGGTGAACACAGCGGTAACTAGCGGCACTTGCGACATTACTGTTTACGGTGACATTATTACGTTATGACAACTGTATATGTGACTAATCGAAGCGAAAAAGCTTTGATCCAAAACTACGCTTTTCAGGACTATAAGTTTCCTGTAAACGAACCAGTCGAGATCAGTGTAGAGATGGCGCGTCATGTATTTGGTTATGAGCAGGAAAATAAACTTCCTGCGATGGTGATGCTTGGGTTATGCAAATCAACCAATGAGATCGAAGAAGGTTTGGTCAAGTTGGCAAAGTTTGAGATAACCCAAGATAAGCCGGAACAGAATCGCTTTTTATCCCCTGGCGATGACTCAGTAACCCCCCTTGTGCCTAAAGCACATAGGGGGCGAACAGTCGTTAAAGCCGCTTAGATATGGGTTTTAAATGGCAACTCTTAACAGCTATATCACGGAAGTCCGTAGGCTGTTGCATGATGCAAACGGGAATTTCTATTCCGACTCGGAACTGACTGATTACATCAATGGTGCGCGTGATCGCGTTGCCAGAGATACCGGCTGTCTAAGAAAACTACAAGTTGCTCAAACACCAATAGCACCCGTAGGCTATTCTGGTAATCCAGTTATCTGGACTGCAAATACGTTCTATGCCGTTGGCGCTTTAGTTTTTTCAAACATCTTTATTTATGAGGTCACTGTTGCCGGAACGACAGGTGACACTCCACCGCCTTATCCAGATAACTACACCGCATACCCGCCTTCAACGCCTTTTTTAAATGGCACGGCAGAGTTTCGGTATGCTGGTAACTGCGAGATTATTCCTTACGACAGTTTGCCGGAAACTGGGCAGACGCTAGATATTCTGAACGTCAATGTGTTTTGGGGGAACAGCCGTTATCCGCTGTCTTATATGCCCTGGACGCAGTTCAACGCACAATTACGTTATTGGCAGAATTACATTGGTCGGCCTGTAGCTTTTTCTGTTTTCGGTCAGAACCAGATTTACATTTCTCCGATTCCTGACCAGGTTTACACCATCGAAGTCGATACAACGATTTTGCCTGTGCCGCTGGTTAATGGCGCAGAGGTGGACAGCATTATTGATCCGTATACAACACCTGTCGCTTACTACGCAGCGTATACGGCGAAGTTCAAAGAACAGTCTTATGGCGAATCTGAAATTTTCTACCAGCAATATATTAGCAAGGTTCGCTCTGTACTCAACACTACGTTCACAAGGCGAATGCCCGATCCTTACAGCACTCCGTTCTAACTATGGCTGCGACAGAGCAAAAGAAAAGTTACGAGGTAGTCAAGAACTTCAGAGGTGTTAACACCAAGGCTAACCGCACGGCTATTGATAAGGATGAGTTTTCTTGGTTAGAAAACGCCATGCCTATTGGTTACGCCAATCTTAAAATTGTTCCAACCTTTACTACTGCAAATGTTTCATTTTCCAATTCAGTTACAACTCTAACATCTTGTAATATCAATAACTCAGATTTTGTTTTAGGGTTTAGCGAGAATGGTCGGGCTGAAGCAATTAATGTTGTTAATTACACAAAAAGCAATGTAGCTGTTGCTGGTACGTTTTCCAATTCTGGAATTAACACTACACAATGGAAAAGCGAAAGAATACTGATTGGCGATCCAGAAAAAGGTGTTTTTTCTTGGGATGGAACTAATCTAGTTACTATTGGCTCCGTCGGATCAATAGCTATTCTTAGACCAGGAAGCGGATACACAAGCACACCTGTCGTTAATATTTCTGCTCCAGATGAAGTTGGCGGCATTCAGGCAACGGCTCAAGCGACGGTTACTGCTAATGCGGTTACGGCTATCACGCTAACAGAAGCTGGATCGGGTTATATAAATCCACCAACAGTTACGATTTTTGGTGGTGGTAGTACAAACGCAGCAAATGCTGTTTGTAGTTTTGTGACGTTTAGAAAAGGCACAGTTAGCATCAATGTCACTAATCCTGGCACGGGCTACACCAACGTATTAAATACGGTTGTGACAATTACAGGTGGTGGCGGTACAAATGCTGCTGCTAGGGCAATTTTGTCTGGTAATCAGATTTCACGGATTGTAATGACTAATCCTGGAATCAACTACACCAACAATGCCAACATTACTGTGACGATTACGGGCGGGGGAGGCAATAATGGAGCAGCCAAAGCCGTTATCCAAACAGATTCAGTATCAGGAATACAAACTTTTTCAGGAAGAACTTGGGTTAGCCAGGGAAGGACTGTTTTTTACTCTGCTGCTGATTCTTATAGCGATTTTACAAGTGTGTCTGCTGGCAACCTTGTTTTAACGGATAGCACGCTCCATAGCAATATTGTCCAACTGTTATCAGCCAATAACTTTTTGTACATCTTTGGTGAAGACAGCATCAATGTCTTTTCTGATGTTCGCGTTACATCGTTAGGCACAACTATATTCACCAACACCAACGTATCTGCCTCCGTAGGTACTCGGTTGCCGTATGCAATTTTCCCGTTCTTCCGTTCAGTATTGTTTATGAACGAATACGGTGCTTACGCACTTGTTGGCTCTACTACTTCAAAAATATCAGATGCTCTGGATGGCGTCTTCCCTGACATTGACTTTACTACAGCAGAGATTACTGGTGGTCAGGTACTTATAAACAACATTTTGTGTGCTGCCTTTAATATTCGCTACAACTATAACGGCACATATCAATACATCCAAGCGGTGTTCTTTGATAAAAAATGGTTTTTTACTAAGCAAAATCCAAATTTAAAATTGATTACTTCCATTCCTACAAATGGAAAAATCAATATGTACGGAACTACCGGAACAGACTTAGTGTTTTTGTATTCAGATTCTACGAGTTTGATTGATAGCGTTATTGAAACGGCACTGATGCCGATGACCGATCCAATCAGGACAAAACAAGCGTTAAAGGTTGGAATTGAAGCAACAATAGATGGCGCTGGTTTGTTATCAACAACAATTGATAGCGAATCAAGTTCTAGCCCGCCTTATCTTTTAGGTAATTATGTTGTTTGGACTAACAATTTTGGCGCTCCTATTTCTTGGATTAACAATTCATCTAGCGTAATTTCCTGGCTCAGTACCAGTGGATATGTCTTATACAAAACTGACGCGCAACAATGGGGTAAATATCTTGGTATGACCGTTACTTCTAATTCCTCGGCAATGGTAATTAACGGTTTTGAATACGAACACGAATTAAGAGTGAGGTTCTAAATGCCGGTTCCAAATACATTTGCCAGCGCCACGACTTCGATTCCGTTGGCGCAACTGGATGCAAACTTTGCTACGCCTATTACGCTTGGAAATACGGTAATTCAGCTTGGAAATACAGTTTCAACAATAGGCAACATAACGCTGTCAAACGTCACTATTAACGGCGGGGCGATTAGCGCGAATGTAGCTAATGCAACAACAGATAGCGCCAATGTAGTTGGCTATATGGGTATCCCGCAGAACATCCAGAATGGAAGTTACAACGTCGTTCTTGGAGATTCTGGAAAACATATTTATCACCCCATTAACACGGCTGCTGCGGTTTACACTTTTCCAGCAAACTCAAACGTCGCATTCACGATTGGTTCGGCGGTAACCATCATTAATGGTTCAGCTAACAACATCACAATTTCTCTGACTAGCGACACGATGTATTTGGCTGGAAACGGGGCAACTGGTAGCCGAACACTAACGCAGTTTGGTATTGCGACAGCAGTAAAAGTAACCAGCAACTCTTGGTTAATCTCAGGCACAAATCTGATATGACAGGAATTCTACAAGCGTTGTTGTCTTGTTTTGGGGGCCAAGCTACTCCTGGGCCTTCTTACGTTGAAGACGTATTTTCGACGTATTTATATACGGGAAACGGATCAACACAAACGATTGATAACGGAATGGACTTGTCTGGATCGGGCGGTATGGTCTGGATCAAAAGTCGATCAGCGGCTACTGACCATGCTTTATACGATACTGCGCGGGGTGCAACATTTGATTTGGTATCCAATTCTTCCGCAGCGCAAACAACACAAGTAAACGGTCTTACTTCTTTCAATTTCAACGGGTTTAGTATTGGTTCTCTAGCCAAACTAAATACAAGTAGCGCAAATTATGCGTCGTGGACTTTTGAAAAAAAAGATAAGTTTTTTGACGTAAGAGCTGTTTCGCATACGAATGGCACGGCAACAGATGTTGATTTATCAAACCTTGGCACGTTAGGCTCGGTAATTTTCAAAGATACCGGTAGCGGTAACTGGTTTGTATGGCATCGGTCATTGAGCGGCAGTAACAAGTTGATATTAAATTCAGCTGATAACCAAGCAAGTTTTACAACATTTAACGTATCTGGTACGACGGTCACAATTTCATCTGCCGCAACTACTGGTACAAAATTGATTTATGCGTTTGCTCATGACGCAGGTGGATTTGGTGATTTTGCCGCTGACAATGTTATCAGTTGCGGAACTTATCTTGGAAGCAATCATAGAGCGCAAGAAGTTGTTCAGCTTGGGTATGAACCGCAGTGGGTTTTAATTAAAAATATTACAACGAGCGCAACTCAATGGGTGGTCGTTGACAATATGCGCGGGATGGCAAGAACGGGGCCAAATTCGTGGCTTGCTCCTAATACTGCTAATGTTGAAACAACGACTGCTGCTGATAGGGTTGTTGCTTCCGCGACTGGATTCTTTTTTGATGGGCCACAACAGCCTATCAATGAAGCTGGATCAACTTTTGTTTACATTGCGATTCGTCGTGGGCCAATGAGAGTTCCCGTAAGTGGAACGAATGTTCTTCAGTTGTCTGCAAGAACTGGTACTGGGGCAAATGCAACTGTTTCAGGCGGCTCCTCAATTGACGATTTGGTTATTATAAAAAATAGGGGTGCGTCAGTCATTCCTTTGTGGGTTCCTAGACTTGTTGGAATTAACTATCTTGCAAGTAGCGCAACAACCGCAGAAACTGCTGCCGGAGCAACAATTTTACAATCTAATCCTTGGGATGTAATGGATGGGGTTAAAGTTGGAACAACTTCAACTATTGTCAACGCATCAGCAAATACCTACATTAATTACTTGTTTACCCGCGCACCTTATTTCTTTGATGTTGTGTGCTACACGGGAACTGGCACAAACACCACACAAGCGCACAATTTAGGAGTTGCTCCAGATTTAATGATTGTAAAAGCAAGATCGGCTATAGGTGGTTGGAATGTGTACTCATCGGCTTTAACAAATACGCAATATATTTTCCTTGATAGCACAGCAGGGAGAGTTAGTGGCGCGACTACCCGCTGGAATAGCACCAGCCCAACCGCAAGCGTATTTAGCCTTGGTACTTCAAGTGAGGTTAATGGGAGTGGTACTACCTACGTTGCTTACCTTTTTGGAACTATTGGAGGCGTTTCAAAATCAGGTGGTTATACGGGAACAGGCGCGGCACAAGTTATTGATTGCGGATTTACCACTGGCGCAAGATTTGTAATGATAAAAAGAACAGATGCTATTGGTGGTTGGTATGTCTGGGATAGCGCTCGAGGAATTGCTGTTGGTAATGATCCATTCTTCTTTATGGATAGTCCAGCATCAGAAAACACATCCACTGATTACATCAATCCGGCAAGTTCGGGTTTTGAGATTTCCAGTACAGCACCAATAGCAATTAATGCTTCTGGAGGTTCATATCTTTTCTTAGCTATTGCGTAGGGAAAATATTATGGGATACAGAATAGAAGCGACAGGCGAGTATTTTGCAACGGATGCTTCGCTACGGAATGTTTTAAAAAGCAGACTTGATATTCCTTCGCCGATAACTCCAGAATTTATGGTGCAAAACGGAATTGAACCTGTGTTCGAGGGGCCACAAGCAACTGGAGGAACTGTTTATCAGTACAGCCAGTTTTCTGGCATAGAGAAAGCAGAAGATGGGAAGTGGTACAAAAAATATGTGTTAGGGCCAATCTTCACTGATAACGAAGAAGGATCGGCAGTCGAACAGGAATCCGCTTATAAGTCTAGGCGCGATGCAGAGCAATCTGAAAATGTGCGCCAAGATCGTAATCGTAGACTTGCTGAATCAGATTGGACGCAGTTGGATGATACGCCAGTTACTAACAAATTAGATTGGGCAACTTACCGCCAGGCACTACGCGATTTGCCAGAAAAAGATGGTTTTCCTTGGGCTGTAGATTGGCCTGCTCAACCGGAGGCTTAAATGGGAATTAATGCTTTTACAAAAACAGGCAACACAGTAATTTTTACTGCTGCTACAACTGCGCCCACCGCTGTCCAGTGTTCTTCTACTACTTTGGGTGGCAATCAATACAGAGTTGTAAACGCAGGAAACGTGACCGTGTTTCTAGGTTATGGCACAACTGCGGCAGCAGCCAATACCGCATCGGCAAGTATTAGCACAACAGGAGAGGCTTTCCCATTGTTGGGAAATACCACTCAAATACTGACATTTTTGCCCAATGCTTTCTTTACTGGAAGAACAGCATCTGGAACTGCTGCGGTGTACATCACGCCTGGCGATGGTTTGTAAGATTACGGGGTCTAAATTGGAAGGCCAAATGCTCTTTAATCTTGTTGTCGGTATCGCCGCCTTCTTTGGTGGTTGGACACTGAACAACATTACACGGATGTTGAACCGTTTAGATGAGGATATTCGGGATTTGCCGCACTTGTACGTTAGTAAAGACGATTACAAGAACGACATCCATGAAATTAAGGGAATGTTAGGCAAGATTTTCGACAAACTCGAAGGTAAGGCTGACAAAGTATGAACATGGAGACTCTTAGCATCGTGAAGTTCGGCGATAAGGACTCGCTAGGGGAGTTTTTGTTCGAAAACGGTGTTCAGCACAAGTTATTCCAAGAAACATTCATGGATGCAGGCTTTATAGTGCCTGTTTTCCCGCTAATTGACGCTGATATAGACAATTTGGATGACTGGTTGCAGGTTCATCAGGTTGAACACCAAGCTTTTGCTAACCTTTTGGGGCTAAATAACCCCTTCAATTTGTTAGATACTGACTGGAATAGAGAAGAAGATTTTTATGACTGGATAGCCAGTCACTTGTACATTCATGAACAGATTGTTGCTGCCCTTGAATTGGAAAATTGATTATGGCTATGCTTCCCCAACCAAATAGAAATGTTGCAATGCAACAAAACGCTGATGTTATGCAAGCCATGCAAGGTGGTGGCGGTGCTATGAGCAATCCGCAAACGCAGCAGGCTAGGGAAATGATCATGCAGCTTATGGAGCAGACTGGTCTAACCCCTGATCAGCTAAAAGAGTTGGGAAAGCTGGCAGAAATGAGCATCCAAGATCAGCAGGTCTATCCAATGTTTATGGAAAGACTTAGACGCTTTGGATTAAGCGATGCTGAGAGCTTGCGCGGTGATATTGATTACCAAGCGCTTGCGATATTTGCAACTGCCGCCAAACTGATTTAAGGATAAAAGATGGCTACTAATCCTACCGTCGTAAATCCTCGCGCTGGCATCTCAATGTCACCACAGCAGCACGTTGAGTATTTATTCCTGCGCGATCTCAACAGAAAAGCTGATGAGGCTGGCAAGCAGTTTTGGACAGAAAGGGCTATGCAGGTTCCTCCTGCTCAACTTAATGCAGAATTTCGCGCCGCCGCAAAAACAGAAAATCCCAAAGCGGGAAGTCTTCCAACAAGAGCATCAGGAATAACGCTGCCTGGCGATCCTGGCTACCAAGAATACAGAAATAAAAGTTTCTTTGAAATGGTAGCGCCGTTTGTTATTCCCGTTGTTGCGGTTGTTGCGCCTCAGTTTTTGCCTGCTATTGGTAAGGCTCTAGGCGCTACAGGTGCTGCGGCAACGGCTGTTGGCGCTGGTGTTGTTAATGCTGGAATTACTGCTGGATTAGGCGGTTCTCCAGAAGATATCGTCAAAGCAGGTCTTGCTGCTGGAGGCGGTATGTATGCCGGTTCAGTAGTTGGTGAAGCTGTTAAGGGCGCTCAACAAGCTGGAACTCTTAGCGGAACTTTAGGTGGTAATGCTGCATTACCTGCGGTTGCTGGAAGTGCTGTTGGCGCTGGTACTGGCACGCTGATTCAAACGGGCGATCCTGGAAAAGCAGGATTGGCTGCATTAGGTGCTGGCGCTGGTCAGGCCATTGGTGGAGCAGCGCTTGATGTGCTGCCAGATGATGCCAATCTTACGCTTAAATCAGGTTTAGCTTCAGCGGCTGGTGGCGCTACCGAGGCCGCTGTCACAGGCCAAGATGTTGGGGCAAGCGCACTCGTTAGCGGTTTGGCTGGCGCTGGTCAGGATTACATCACCGAACAAAAGTTAAAAGCGGAACAGGCAAAACAACAAATTTCTGGTGACATTCTCAAAGCATTTACCAATCCAGCAAATAAAGTTGATGTTGCTTTTGCAGGGCCAATAACGGCTGACGAAATCAATCAGTTAGCCCGTAACGCTTCCAGAGAATTGATTGATACCTGGAGGGCTAGAGCAGCAGCCGATCCAACTTTTGCAAAAGAATTAGCCAAACCAGAAAATCTTAATGCAATTAGAAATGCTGGCTTAGTAGAACTTGCAACTGCGGTGACTTCTTTGACCTCTGTTGCCGCTGGTGGTGCTGGAGCAACCGCCTTGGCTACTGGTTTGTTGGCTGTGCCTGCCGCTGAAGCAGTAAGACGCGCAACGCAAGAAAACTCTATGCTTGGCGCTATGTCGGGCGATACATCATTTGCAAGCGCTCTAATTGATCAGGCATTAAGCACCCCAAATAATACTTTAACCACTACAGACACAACGCCTACATTGCCAGAAGTCGTTGTAGAAGCGCCTCGACTTTCAGACACTCCCCAAACTGCCGATATTTTGCGAGTGTCAAAAATTTTGCAAATATCGCCGGAAGAAGCGGCAATATTAAGTGAGAGAAATTCAACTCTATTTAATTATTTTACTGGAAAAGAAGGCGCTCCCACGCCCCCAGAGATAGACACATTACCATTACGCGAACGCGCAGCTATTGAAAGTGCTAATCGATCAGGTCAGCCCATAAGTTCTTTGCAGGATTTTAATGTGGTTATTACTGGTCAAACGCCACCGACAACTCCTGGCGTACAGACAGCAATACCGACAAATGAACAACAGATATTGGAATTGACTGGGATTGTTCCAAAAATTCGCACAAATTTATCCAACGCTCCCTCAGGTCAACAAGACCAAATTCAGGCGCTTTACGACCAATTCTTAAATCGTGAAGCGGATCAAGCCGGAAGACAGTTTTGGGAGCAACGCGCAACCCAAGTTAGCGCTGATCAATTACAAAGAGAGTTTCAAGAGGCCGCAAGACAAGAACAAGCCTCCGCCCAGACACAAGCCGATACAAAGACCCAAACAGATACAAGAACGCAAACTGGAAACCAGACCGACCCACAAACGCAGGGAGATACAAAAACACAAACGGATGCGGGTACGCAGTCGGACACAAAAACGCAAACAGACGCAAGTACGCAGTCAGATACAAAAACGCAAACCGGTACGAGTACACAAACTGGTACGAGTACACAATCCGGCACAAATACACAAACAAATACGCCGACAACATCTGGCAGCACAACCGGAGAAAGCACCGGCGGCCCCACGACAGGTGGCGTTACTCCGACCATTACTGATACAGATAGAGAAATTATTAACTTGACAGGTATTGACGGTGGAGGCACAACGGTAACTGGCCCAACTGAGCCTACTAAAATCGATGATACTAAAATTGATGATACTAAAATCGATGATACTGAAATTACGTCAACTGAAACACCAATAATTAAGAAAAAGAAAAAGAAAAAGGTTATACGCAGACCAGCAGTTGAAACTAAAACAGTTCCACTACAAACATTATTGGGAGCGCCGCTTATGATGCCTGGTTCAAGCGCATTAGCCCAAGCGCTGAGTGTAGGTGACGCTGGCGGTTCTTATTTGGATAAGAAAGGTCAAAGACGCCAACCCGTTTGGAACGTCGAATCGTTGAAACTAACAGATGAATTAGGGGGCAGTGGCTATGACTAAACAAATTGCAAAACTACTGAAGGCTACTTTTCAAGAGAGTAGCGACCTCAAGCAAATCGCTAAAGAACTTGCCGGAAAAGGCAGGGGTGGTGACAGTATGCTTGTGCATATCACGCCCAAAGAAGCGTATATGCTCAAAAATGCTGGTGGCGCTGGCACAATCAACCCTGATACTGGGTTGCTAGAGTTTTACGAGATGGATGCGGACACATATTACTCTCCTAGCAGAACGGCTAATGTAAACACCAATGCTGATACCTATTATTCGCAAGCGCCTTTTTCAACTTCTTCTGTTCCAACACCTGATTTTGAACCGGTTTCTCCTTATAGTTTCTCACCTAACACACCGCAAATAGATTTAACACGACCAGATACAGCGCAATATTACAGTTCAGACGTTCCACAGCAGACGTTGTATCCAACGGTTAATTTTACGCCCCGTCCTCCTACGCCAATAAATATTCCTGACGTAAGTACAGACACTGGTTTTATGCCTTCCACTCGAACGCTAGATGTTCAGAATCCTTACGGCCCTGGCAGTCCTACAGAATATGGTTTCGAACCCATGTCTCTGTCAGAGAGAGTTAAGTCCACACTGACTAGCCCAAGAGTTCTTGAAAACATAACTATGGGTGGATTGGCTGCGTTGCCTGGAATTATTGCTTCTCGCAATGCAGCTAAACAAGGTCAGCGTGCTAGAGAAGATATGGAGAAGATGGCTGCGCCGTACCGTCAGCGAGGACAAGAACTTCTTGCTCAAGCGCAGTCTGGTGAACTAAATGTTGGCGAACAGCAACAACTGCAAGCTATGCGAGCTAGATTAGCACAGGGCGCTGCTAGTCGTGGTGGAGTAGGCGCAGAACAAGCACAAGTTCAGCTAGAGAATTTCCGTCAGCAAATATTGCAAAACAAATATGACTTAGGTCTGAAAGTTTCTGGAATTGCTGATCAGATTGCAACTGGCGCTATTAAGGCAGGATTGCAGGCAGACCAGTATGTTAGCGAATTGACAGGTAACTATTTTGCTAATGCTATGCAAATGGCAATGCAGGGCATGACTGGTAATCAGCCAAGCATAATTAGAAGACAGCAAGGAGCGTAAACATGGCGGCAATGTTTCCAACTGAAAGATCAGGTGTGCCGATGTTTGGCATGGACACGGCTGTGGATAAGGCTGCTGCGCGTCGGCAACCGGCTGGTACGGATTCTGAAGACGCGGCTGCGGCAGTCTTGTCTGACCCCGTATACCAGCAGTTCGTGGGTGGGCCTAGAACCAAGTTGGAAAAAGCACAGCGAGAGTATGGTTCGTTTGAAGGCGAGTTGGCAGCTAATAAAGCGGAACGAGAATCTACGCAACTAGGTCGTAGACAAGAAGCTTTTGATACTTACGCAGAATCAGTTAAAGCGCCTGAATTACGCGCTGAACGCACTCGGTTAGAAGAACAGGCTGGCGAGGCGTTTGTACCAACCCAAGAAAACGTCAGAGATATGGCAACCATCTTTAGTTTGGTTGGCGTACTTGGGTTTGCTATTGGCGCTGGCGGTAAGAGTAATGCTATTGGCGCAATGAATGCCATGAACGGCATGATGGAAGGTTACAAACAAGGCAGGCAAGATCGTTACCTACGCGAAAAGGACTTGTTTGAAGCCAACACGAAAGCATTAAAAACAAAGATTGATGCGCTGAATAACCGCATGGTAGACATTGCCAAACTTGCTGCGGTGGACATGGAAAAGGCAAACATGGAAGCAGATATGCTGTTTGCCCAAGAAGGTGCTGATTTCCTAAAGCAGTACAAAGACAAGGTTGGTTTGGTCAACACCATCAAGATGCTGCAAGAGCAAGTTAAAGGCGGTCAGGAACTATTTAAGTTTATTCAAACAGAAAAACTACGCGCTGCTGATAAACAAGCGCAGCGTCAGTTCATGGAAAGAATGCAAGAAGACCGTCAGCAAGCTGCGCGTGATTTGAAATATCTTGCTTTCAGCTTAAAAGATGGTGGTGGTGCAGGCAAACCAATGAAAGAGAAAGACACCGTTCAACTAGAGGGCTTGTATTCTCTGGCTGATCAATTACGTCAACTTGAAAAAGAATTCAAAGATGAATACGCAAGCTTGGGCGTTCTTGGCGTTGGTGCAGATTTGTCCTTAGAGGCAAAAAGAAGATTTGGTGACAAAGAAGGCGAAAAGGCTGCACAGTGGTGGTCTAAGTATCAAAGACTGCAAGCGCCAAATCGTCACGCATTGTTTGGAGCAACTTTAACAGGTAACGAATTAAAGAATTATCAATCGTTTACTGCAAAAACAAGTGACGCTCCTTCATTCGTTCGAACAATGCTTCAAGATCAGGCAGATTATTCTGAAGGAACGGCACAAAGTAGGGTTAGGGCTTTTGAACAAACAGGATATAAAGTTCCAGAATTAGGAAAACCCCGTAATTTCTTAGGAACTTATGGTAGTGGTGGCGGCGGCGGCGGTGAAACAGTAACGGTTGGTGGACAGACATATTCCCGTCCTTCCAGCTTTACAGACCAACAGTGGGCTGATTACAAGAGATCAGTGGGGGCGCAATGAGTCCTGAAGATTGGGCAGCATCTCAACCAAAAACTAGCGAATCAAAACGTGCTGTTAGTCCAGAGGAATGGGCTTCCAAACAAGAACCTAGTTTTGGTGAAAAGTATATCCAACCAGTCACCGACGTTGTAAATCGTTCGTTGGTTGCTGGAACACTTGGCGCTCCTGCTGACATAGGTGCGCTTGCCCTACGTCCTTTTGGTTATACCCAAGAGCCAACTTTCGGTTCTGAATACATTGGCAAGCAAATGGAAAAGGCTGGAATGGTCAGCCCAAAGCGACGCCCTGTGGCTGAGTTGCTAACAGGGTTTGCTCCACTTGCATTGACTGGTGGCGTTTCTGCGGTACGCTCTGGCGCTGGAATGGTAGGTCGCGCTTTAGGAAAAGATGTCACTAAAGAAGCTGAAGCTTTGAAAAAGGCTACTGCTGCTAAATACCAAGCGCCAATATCCCAAGCTGAAAAAGAGGGTGAACGCGCTAGTAGAGCAATTCAGCAAATTGAACGACAGCCAAGTGTTGCCGCCCAACGCGCCGCTACCGCACCTCTAACAAGAGAACAGCAGATTGCTCAACTGCAAGCGCAAGTAAGACAGCCGGTTCGGGAACAAATGGGTGCGCGTCGCGTAACCGCTGAAGAACGCGCTGGCAAGGCCGCTGTTATAGAACAAGAGGCGTCTGAGCGCACTGCTGCTGCACAACAGGCAGTTGACGTTCTTGAGCAGAAACTGTTGGCAAGACCAACCATTACGCCAGAGCAATTTGGTGCAGAGTTGCGGCAGGCTACTAAAGATTTGCAAAAGCGGTTAGTAGACGCAAGAACTGAAGGTTCTAAACTTGGTCAGGTTATTCGCTCTGCTGGAACTCAGCCAACAATTAACACTTCTGGTTTAGTTAATAGAGCAGAGGGGATTGCTCTGCGAACCAGAAATCCACAAGTTTTGGGAATGTTGGAGGAAGTTAAGTCGCTTGCGAAGTTCGACGGCGATGAGATGCTGACGCTAGAGCAGGCAGATTCTTTGCGTAAATATCTTAGCAAAGACATCATCAATAAGTTCTTTCCTACCACTGGTGCAGACAAAGAAGTTCTACGCGCATTACGGGGTTTGCGTGTTTCGCTTATTGAAGCTACGCCACAAGCTTATAGAAAAGCATTAGGTGAGTTCAGCACTTTGTCTAGGCCGCTAGATATTGTTGAGCGTCAAGGTGCTTTGAAGCGAGTTGTAGACATTGATCCAATCAGCACTGCTGAAAAACTGACAGAGGCGCAGGTTGTTGGAGAAGTTATCAACAAGGCTAGGGCTGGCAATCCAGTGTTTACCCGTCTATTAGAGGGGAGTCCACAGCTAAAAGATTCAGCGCGTCTGTACTTTACGCAAGATTTGTTTTCTAAAGGCGTGGTTCCAACAGAAGCCTCTGTCCGAACTTGGCTTAAAAGTAACGAAAGAGTATTGCGTCAAGTTGGTTTGTACGACGAATTTAAAGACATTCGTACCGCGAAAGAAACAGCACAACGTGCCGTAGACGAAGCAAAGCTAACAGAAAAAGCTGCAAGAGAAGTTGCTGGAGCAACATCAACAGAAGCAAGCCGTGCTGCTAAATTAAGCAAAGAAAGCGAATCAAGGCTGCAAGAAGCATTAAAAACCACTGCGTCACCAACTCAACGCCCTGGCGAAAGTTTGGCTGAAGCATTGCGTCGCACTAGGACTGGAGCGAAACCAGCGCCTATTCAGACGTTTGTTCAGACTAGAGAAAAGCAGGCGCAAGCAGTTCAGTCATTGACGAAGATGCAATCAGATGTTGTTGCGGCAAAGACGCCTCAAGAGGTTCAGTCTGCGGTTAGTAGCGCAGCCAATGATCTGTTAAAGCGCGGCATTATTGATGACGCTGGATACAGAACGATGATCAGAGATGTATCAAAATTGCAAGACATGACTGACGCTAGAAACCAAGCAAGAAAGATTTTGGCGTATTTTGGTGGCTTGGCAGGCGTTGGCTTTTTAGGCAGGGGTGCAATTCAATCTGTTGTGGAAGGGAAATAATCATGCCGCTGACAAAAGGATTTAGTCAGAAGTCGATTAGTAACAATATTCGTCGTGAGATGAAGCGTGGGAGGCCACAGAAGCAAGCGGTGGCTATTGCTCTTAGTGTTGCTCGAAAAGCAAAGAAAGGAAGAAAATGATCCGCAATGACAGACCCCAAGAAGCCGGTGTTGGCGATGAAACCCCGCCACCAACCATGATTCAACCAACCCGCAAGATGAAGCGCCCAGAGCAGGCCGTGCAGAAGCGTAAAGCCAAGCGATGAGCAAGAAGACCAAGGGGATAAATCCAGAGTTGGAGAGGGCAATCGGTGATCTGCTAAAGGCCACCATGTCCGATCCAACCGCTAGTTTGACCGACAAGTCAAAAATCATCGACAGAGCGTTAAAACTTGAACAACTAAAAGCCAGGATATCGGATGATGATTGGGGTTCAGGGTTTGCTGATGATGAGGATGAGTAGTAAGATATGAGTATCCATTTAGAAAGGGGATACAAGTATGGATGCTATTTCACTGGTACGTTTGGCTTTGAGCGTCATCAGCGAGAGATTGCTTGTGATTCTGGCTTTGTGCCTGAATTTCGCGCTCGCTTGCTGGACAATGTGGGGATTGATGTGGGAGAGGCTGGTAGCGTTAGCCGTGTTTGCGTTATTCAGCTACCTTTTGATAAGAATGGAAAGGAATAAAGATGCGCGACAAGAAAGACCTAACGCTCAAGAGTAGCGTACCTGGGGCTGAAGAACTCAACTACAGCCAGAAATACGCGAAAGCTATCCGTCCTCAGAAACCGTCTGATACGACAGAACGATATCAGACTTGGCAGCCAGGTCAAGTGCCTATGGGTGGGTTCCGTTCCACTTTTAACTTCGGTGGTGGCGACAACAGCAAGCAAAGCCCGACTTCAGGTGGCGGCAAGAAGGTGTACTAATGGCTAACAATATTGCCTTTCAGCCGATGGGCAACTGCGTGGTGGCGGTTGCTGCGTCCGCGAACACTCAAGGGGCTGTGGTTTCTTTAACGGCTGTTAGTCCGGTGAATCAATACTTGGTGTTCAATACAAGTAAAGACTATCCTGTGTTTGTTGCCTATGGACAAACAGCAAATATCACAGCAAGCATTCCCACTGCCAATGGCGCTCCGGTAGTTGCCATCCCACCATACAGTGAAAAGGTTTTTACAGGGCCGCAGGTTAGCGCAACCAAAACGGTCTATGTCCGCATCATTGCGCCTCATAACAATGCGGAACTGTACATCACGCCAGGCGAGGGTTTGTAATGTCGCTTGATCCGATCAGCGCCATACTGAACATTGGTAGCAAAGTCATAGACCGGCTTTGGCCTGATCCAACCCAGGCTGCTGCCGCAAAGCTAGAACTGTTTAAGTTGCAACAGTCTGGTGAGTTGCAGCAGATCATGGGGCAGTTAGAAATAAACAAAGTGGAAGCTGCGAATGCTTCCGTTTTTGTTTCTGGATGGCGTCCTTTTATCGGCTGGATATGTGGCGCTGCTTGTGCCTGGAACTGGATCGGGATAAGCGTAGCCAAGACGATTGCAGCATTTGCTCACTATGACATCAACCTAAGTCCTGCTGACCTGTCTGAGATGCTTCCGGTATTGATGGGAATGCTTGGCTTGGGTGCGCTGCGTACTGTTGAGAAGATTCAAGGAGTGGCGGCAAAGTGATTAACAGCCGTAAGATTGAAGACCTGCTGCCAGTGGTTCGGGAGCGCGTCGAGAAGATGATTGCTGATTGTGAAGCAGAAGGTATAGAACTGCTTGTCACTAGCACCTACCGAGATAACTTCAGCCAAGCAGCGCTGTACGCTCAAGGCAGAACCGCACCAGGGAGGATTGTCACGAATGCACGGGCTGGTCAGTCTTTTCATAATTACCGTTGTGCTGTGGATGTCGTTCCGTTACTACACGGAAAACCTGTTTGGGATTCCAAGAACTCAATCTGGCAAGACGTTGGCAGAATAGGTAAAGCAGCAGGATTAGAGTGGGCGGGTGATTGGCAGCGGTTTAAGGAATATCCGCACTTCCAGTACACAGGTGGCGTGACATTGGCGCAACTACAGCGAGGAGCCAAAATTGTCTGAGAAAGAAGTTTTAGACCCTTCTGGCTTCCCTATTGAAATGGATAGGCCAGTGGTCTTTGAAGAAGATGACTTCGAGAATCCGCATACTGAACTTTCCATTACCGAATCAGCAGAGGATTTAGGATTGCCTGGTGGCGGTTTTTATAACGTGCCTAGCATCTATGGCGGTGTGATCTACGATCCAAAGACACAGTTCGATATCATCAAGCAAAACGTCCAGAAGCAAGCGCAAACAGGATTCCGTTTCCCTAACTTTCCATCTATAGAGGAAGCAGAGAAAGCCGCGCAAGCCCGTAGCGCCTATTTCAATCAGATCAAAGCAGATATGCTGCGCCAAGCAGTAGAAAAACGTCGGCAAGAACTCTTACTTCAAATGATGAAGATAGGACAATGATGTCTAAAACTAACGTAAAGCTATCGGTAGGTAGGGGTGAGAAGCTGTCAGTTAAGGCTGGCGGTGGACTGACTGCCAAAGGCAGAGCCAAGTACAACCGTGCGACCGGCAGCAACCTACAAGCCCCGACCAAAGATACCTCTAACCCACGTCACAAGTCTTTTTGCGCCCGTAGCCGCAACTGGACAGGTGATCGTGGCAAAGCAGCCAGAAAGCGTTGGGGTTGTCGTTGAGCCATCCAGCACAAATTGAATTCGTTGCCAGCCTCAAGTCACAGTTCCCTGATTACTTTGTTCGTAAGAACGTCCTGGAAGTTGGCAGCCTAAACATCAATGGTTCAATACGTCCATTTTTTGAGCAATGTATCTATGTTGGCGTTGATCTTGGCGCAGGAACCGATGTTGATGTGGTGGCTAGAGGAGAAGACCTCACCTATGCTGATGGCAGTTTTGATGTTGTTGCTAGCTGTGAGTGCTTTGAGCATAATCCTGCTTGGCTGAAAACCTTTGCCAATATGATCAGGATGTCATCCGGCCTGGTCTTCTTTAGCTGCGCGACCACAGGCAGGGCAGAGCATGGCACACGCCGCACCAGTCCACATGATGCGCCATTCTGCGGTGACTACTACCGCAACCTAACCGAGCAAGACTTTCGAGAAGCGTTTGACCTGTCAGAATTCCGACAGTATGCTTTTACCACTAACGATCAGGCGCACGACCTTTACTTTTGGGGTGTCAAATGAAAGACGGACTCTACGCAAACATCAATGCCAAGAGAGCAAGGATCAAAGCCGGTAGTGGTGAGAGGATGAGAGCGCCTGGTAGTAAGGGCGCTCCCACCGCAGCAGACTTTAAGAAGTCAGCAAAAACAGCCAAAAGAGAAACAAAAAGGTAAGGATCGTTGCTCCGATCCCGACCAGCATTCCTGCAACAAACAGGATGCTCACTCGGCTGCGCTACTAGGTAAGTAGCCCCTAATCTTTTCCAGACTCCAATCTGTCGCATCATGCACCGCCAGCAGATAAGTTGGCGTAAATGTCATCTTGCCATGCCGTAGTCTGCTTAATATGGATGGCGTGATCTCCAAGAACTCTGACAGGTGGCGATCATTCTTTATCTTGAACTCGCGCCTGATAGCATCAAAGATGTCGTTAGGCTGATTGTCTGTTGTTTCTTCTGACATGATCTCTCCTTATGGTGCTGGCGTCAGAGCGCCTTCAAATACATAGGTTCCAACGTGCGCTAGGTGCGCCCAGGGCGCTGCGTGAACTTGACCGCCAGCCTCCCGCCAGATACGGCAGAAGTGGTAATCCTCTGACAACAAGCGGTTTGTGCCTGGTTCAATGCTGGTAGCAAAGAACTCCTTGATATCATCAGCCTTGATGTTGCCAGCTAGGTCTGTGACATCGTTGGTGTAGGTTGGTACTTGGTCTGCCAGCTTCTCGAACACTTCCCGCTTGATGATCATGAAGCCTGTGCCGCCATTCCAAATCTCTACAGGTTCATTGACCGGCACTGTTACCTCGCCTGAGTAGCCCACCAGGTTGACCACAAAGCTACCTGTGTGCCACTTCAATTCATCGGGTGACACGCCAGCGTCTACCGCTTTAGAAACGCCATGCCAGTTGATTTCTTTCTTAGGATAGATGCCACAGATAATGTCTTTGTCAGCGTCTAGCATAGGGAATACATCACCAGGATTGAAGCGTATGTCAGCGTCAATGAAGAACAAGTGGGTGCAGTCAGTCTTTAGGAACTGGTGAACCAATGCGTTGCGTCCTCTGGTGATCAGGCTTTCGTTGAACATGAAGGACATCATGGTGGTGATCTCTTTGTCACGCATCATGTTGTTTAGTTGCAGCAAAGACTGAGCATAGAAGCCGAAACATTGACCGCCGTACATAGGTGTGCAAATGAACACTTTTGGTTTAGACATTTTTCCAGACCTTTCCGTTTCTGATGTTGTTTATTGTTTGGCGGCAAACACTAAATTCAATAGAAATTTCTGAGTCCGAAAGCCCTGTTGAAAACAAGTATTTGATGTCTTTAACATCTTCTTTGTTTAGTTTAGACATAGGGTTGCGCTCCCCTTTTGTGCTTCGCCCTTTCCTTGCCATATCCTCAAGATTTTGCTTTTGAGTTCCAAGAAATAAGTGGGCTGGATTGACGCAATACACATTGTCGCAGGCATGGCAAACGTGCATATCTTTTGGTATTTCTCCAATGAATGCTTCGTATGATGCGCGATGAGCGTAATGTTTACGGTTGTTACTAATGATTTGACCGTAACCCCTAACGGTTGTAGTTCCCATCCATACCCAACAACCACCTTCAGGTATGCGCTCTACCTTATTTTCTATTCTTTCTTTGGTAATTGGATTCATATTGTCATCCTATAAAACCACTTGTCATTACGCCGCTGACAGTCGATCTGATAACCGTTCTGCCGCAACTCCGAGATGATGCTATTAACTGCACAAACACCTGCCCTCTGGATGATCTCCAGGGTAGTAAACTCACCACCGCCTGACAGCAGCTTAAACACACGCTGCAAGCGATCAGACCTAGTTAGGTTCGCTGCGTTCATGAAATATCCTCCACTCTCAAAACGTATCTGCCTTTGACATTCTTGCGCCAGCCGTGAACTTCAACTCGAATACCGGCATCTCTGACCAGCGCAATCGTGGGTGATTCTTGAATCTTCTTGATCCTCTCTGCGACACCTGTGCTCGTCACCTGAACGGCTAAGACTTCGTTCTTGCGAATAGCTAGGATGTCGCACCATCCCCAAAGGTCTTGACGTATCTTTGACCAAGGATTCCACTTCTCTACTATCGCGCAGAAGTAGCCCTGTTCTCGCAGATACTCAAGACTGCGTTGGGTTGGCGTTTTAGAGGAAGCCATTAGAACGGTACTTCGTCATCCTTGAATGGGTCATACTCTCTAGGCTTCTTCAATGTTGCCGAGGGCGCTTCCATTGGTGGCTTGCGGTAATTAGGATCGGGTGTCCAGTTATCCTGCGCTAGGCTGATCAGTTCACCGATTCTGGTGGCTTTCTTCCAAGCAGCGATCTTGATTTGCTCACCCGCCTTAACATCTCGGTCTACAGTGATCACGCCCTTGTAGTCAGGCTGTGCTGATCCTGGCGCTTTCTTATCGTTCTGAAAGAGTACGCCCTTGCCTGGTTCTGATTGATGCTGTTTCATACTTCCTCCAAGGTAGTGACTGCTGCCAAGACTTTGGTCTTTGCTGTCGGTGTCATGTTTTCAATAACGTGCTGGTTTGCCTTCTTGAAAGCTTTGAGTTTCTCTAGCTTCTGCTTGTCATCAAGCTTTCCTGCTTTTACCTTTGAAATCATTTGGTAGAAAATAGTCTCCCAAGCGTCTAAGTTCTCCGCCAAGTCGTATGGTTCCTCTTGACCTGGTATGTACAGAGGCAAAAAATCTTCACCTACGGTCTTAGCTGACTTAATCTCGTCAACGATGTCTGCCGCACCCATGTCTTTGATCTCTGGCGTGACAACCTTTGCCGGTTTATCGTCAAAGTCTTGGACTTCTTCGACGCTATAGGTTCCAACCACACAGCCTGGATACACTGCTCTGATTCCTTCTGAGATGCAGCGCGATCTAAGCATTGCGCGAGGATACTTATGCCATCCCGAACTAGGCTTAACCAAACCAATATGCTTTGCCTGATCGATAGTCCAAGTAACAGTAATAGACCCGCCACTAGGATGACTAAAAATTCCAGAAACTCGTTCATCTGTGTAGTCCTCCCATTGAACTTTTCCACCAGCGCCCTGAAACCTTGCCAGCATTGCGTCAGCTTTTAGTGCTGGTCTGCCCTGAATGATGTGATAGTCACGCGCAGCTATTGCAGGGTGCTGGCCTTCTGCTTGAGCGATCAGCATTAGCGCCATAGCTTCGTCTGAAGTCTTGACACCAAACAAACCTGACTTAGCCACAGCTAACGCCATGCGCTCTATGTCTTGAACTGGTACTAAGTTACTCATTTCTCATCTCCTCAGTATCTCCGCCATAAGCATCAATAAACATTTCCATATCTACTTCTAAAATCTGCAACATGATTGTGAAAGATCGAGCAACATCGAAATCGCTTTCGGCAACCACGCCATCTAAAATTTTTTCTTTCCAGTCAGACAAATCAATATCGCCCCACATGATCATCAGTCTTTTTAGACCAATCACGGCTTCTTGAAATTGTTTGATGGTTTTGTTGGCAAGTCGCTCGTTCATTTCCCTTGTTTGTTTTGCGTACTTTTCATGTAGTTCTTTACGCATTTTTTCTATGTCATCCATCTCATCTCCTTATTTAAGTAGGAATCTGCGACTGCCTGGGGTTTCCACGACAAACTTCTCATAGATGTCCGGCATGGCTTGCTGGAATAGCTTTGCGTCAAACTTGCTGGAACTTTTAGCGGTGCGCCAGGTTGCTAGGGTTCTGCCAGCCAAATCCGTCAGCGTAGACCTGTCTGTCATGTAGCCCCTGATAGCGACCTCAAGGGCTTCTGACTGATCCTCTAGTTCCTTGATCTTGGCCTTGTAAGCTTTCAGTGCTTCACAGGCTTTCTCGACAGCGCCAGACGCGACGATGGTGGCTTCTGTTGACTCTGGATAGATCAGCTTGACTGACTCCAGGCTGTCAGGTTCTGGCGGGGTATTGGTGGCTACCATGCCCCAAAGTTTTGCCATTTGCCTGATCAGGTCTTCTTTCTGTGCGTCAGTAATGGTGAAGTGATAGGTGCGGAATGCCTGACCGCCGAACAAGACCGCAAGGTATATTGACTCCACGTTATGTACGGCAGCTTCGTGTATGAGTTGCGCCATATCAGCAGCAGGAACCAGGTTTGTTTCTTCGTCGAACTTAGACATAACGCCAGCGTTGTAATTTTTGCATTCAACGAGTATGCGTCCATCTGCTGAGATGTAATCAAAGTGAGAGCGTAGCCACGGTTCATCTTTATGTGAAAGTGCATAGTCAGCGTCTTTCAATTCAATGCGGTGCTTATCCTGGAATAGTCTGGCAATGGTAGGCTCCATCACTTTGCCCATTTGCACGGCTTCAATACCAGACAGATCGGGTGCTTCCCGCTTGCCTAGCTTTTCTAGGATAACGTCAGCAGCTTTGCCATTAGCAGCTTTGCGGCTGTCACCAGACCACCAGGCAGAGCGCCGAATCTCTGGCGCGAAATCATCTTGATTAGGACTTGTCATTGAGTTTCCCCTTTTGTAACTTCTAAGTATTGACGGATAGCAATTTGAACCGCTTCCTCGAAAGAGATGTTTAACAGCATGGCGCGACAGGCAATGTCACAGGTTAGCGACCAGGGCAGTTGATTCACTTCACTTGTTGTCATTTTTGTAGACCCATCCTTCCTTGTCATAAACCTTGACGGTTCCATTTCTGTACCGAACATGAATACGGTCATTGCTAACAACCCAACAACCGTAGATAGCGTCTTGCTTGGTAGTTTCTATGTAAGCAATCCAAGAGTTCTTAGAACAGAAGTCGGCAGTCTGGGTAGTCAGGACAATCTTGCCTCCAGCCTGGTTAGATGCTTCCCACCATTCTTCTGCAAAAGCAGGGTTTGCTAGAAAAACGCAGAAAAAGATTAGTTTCTTCATGTGTTCTTCTCCTTCAGCTTGGCTTCGATGGCGCGGGCATATTTCAATGTATCGAAATAGCAGTTTGTAACGTATTTTTCTGCCATTGCTTCGTATTCCTTATTTGTCAGCCCCTGCCAGTTGCGCTGTGGTGGGGTGTTTAGCCACTTCTCAGGGGCTTTGCGAAATACAGGGTCACGGCTTTCCGCTAACGCGAGCATGAGCTCCATGCCGTTGTACATGCCGTGGAAGTACGGTTCGTAATTCCATGTGCCATCACGCCCTTGCACCTCCAGCATCTCGCGCATCTTTGCAACCGGCTCCGGTTCAGGCTGCGCGAGTCGGGCGCGGAGGTTTTCTCTTGCTGCCAATATTTCCTGCCGGTCTTTTGCAAAATGCGTTGTCGCCACTTCAAACGCATCCAGCACCTGCTGCGCTTCCTCGCGGGTTAGTGTGATCATGGCGCACCCCTTTCGCGTATTAGTAAGGCGGCAGCCAGAGTGCCGTAGCCATCTACGCCAGCTTGTTCACAGACCTTCGCGCATTCCTCTCGCTCATAAGCCGCAGCAAGTTCAGCAAACGCAGTAAGGCTTCTCCATTGGTTTTCAGTCGCGCCCCAATCTGGCGGCATGATTCCAGCTTCTGCCGCCCATTTAACAATGTCATCTCTGGTCATAGCATCCCCTTAGAACGGACAGTCACGCATAGCTTCCTCGAACTCCTGGCGCTTCTTTTCGCGTTCAATAGACATTTCTTCATTCAGGACAAAGAAACGCGCAGACTGACCGCAGTCACCAAGCCGGTAGGACTGACGTTGAGCAAAGCAATAGGGGTAATCTTCCTTGCCAGTTACCATGCTGACCTCGGTAACTTCTGGATTGATACAGCGGTCTTTCTGACCGTGTGGATTGCCGTAGAACGCGCAGTCTACGCACAACTTAATGTCTTTCAGGTACGTCATAACTAATCCCCTTTAAGGTCTAATCGCTGTGCAAAATTGCACAACCGGACATTACAGTAACACAAATAAATTTAACAATGAGTAATTTCTATCGTGTAACAACAATCAATAGCCTGTGGATAAAGCTGTTGATAACTGTGTGGATAACTACCTGGCATGATTCTTGGTTATATAGAATATAGTTCTGTTCTACATTAGTACTACTACATTATTAGTTCCTTAATACTACTGTCGTAGTATTATCGACAATGGTTATATTTCTTAAAAAATATGTATATGGGAAAACCCGATTTGCTTAAAAATTAAGCAGGGGTTATTTTCCGAATTGGGGTTTCTTGGGTTTTGGGGTTTTGAATCCCATAGCTTTGAACCGTTCTCTGATGTCGGTTCCTGGCGGTGTCCATTTGAATTTGGAATCCAAAATGGTCAACGGTTCTGATGACTCGCTCTTAGGTGCGGATACGCGCGCGGGAGAATTTTTGACTATCGACAGTTTTTGCTTGGGTTGCATACAGTCCTCCTGATGACAATGCCTCTAGGACGCGATTAGAGCCTCATAGCGGCGAGAAAACGAAAAAGGGTAAGTCAGGATATCACTTACCCTTAAAAACGGCTTAAAACGGCTTTATTTGCAATTGACTGAAAACGGAACCATAACGATATCGCGGTGGCCTGTCAGGGTTAGCCTGGCAATGAGTTTGATACAGCGCCACCGTGGTCTTAGCTTTTGGCCTAATGGCGTGCTATAGGCAACCGGAGTTTTGTATTCCCGAATCTGGTAGAAAATTTTCTGCATTGTCTAATCCCCTTAAAACGGCTTACAGGCCGAAAAAATAGGGTTACCGATAGTCTGATAACCCTTGATAGAAAAACGTCTTAAAACGCTTCGATTCGATAATCGGAAGGTTCATAGTCCATATTTTCTGACTCCATATCTTCGAAATGCTCCGCTAGTTCTTTTGCGGCTTCAGCGGCAGAATTGAAAATATGGGGTGAACCGTTAATAGTCCAGACATTTTCGCCCATGAATAACACTTGATAATTTTGCATATCTAATATCC